CTTACCACTTCCAGCATAACTATCACCCAAGTTCAACCAAAGAGTTCCGTCATCCCGAAGAACACGGCGAACTTCGCGGAATACTTCCACTAAATTTTGCACGTATTCTTCGGGAGTGGATTCAAGACCAAGCTGATCATTGTGACCATAATCACGAAGACCCCAATAAGGTGGAGATGTTATACATACATGAACAGAATTATCTGGTAAAGTTGAAAGAGTTTCTAAACAATTACCTTCTAATATCACATTTGTATTCATATCAATAGTTATCCCCACAGTATTCTTCTATTGCTAACTTTGCCTTTTCTTCACTTATGTAAATACCAAGTAAAAGAAATTGACGATCTGATTCATTCCAACCTCTGGCAGACCAATGGTCATCAAATCTGTTGTGAACTAATTCACCACAAACTTTTCCTTCGGGACTTACATAATACTCTGTGCGATGTAGGTAATCACCCTTCTTCCAATAGAACTCTTCCATATTAGTTGTTCTCCAACTTTACGAGGAAGTACCGCGTTTCAAATCCATCAATCTCAAAGTCAACCTTTGCAAGTCCTTCCGATGAAACGTGCATCGTTCCACCATTCAAATCCTTGTTAGCGGCAAGAACTTCACGGAAATACTTTGCGGAAAATGAGATTGGGTCAATATCTTCTTGAACATCACACTCAATGTCAAGTGAGATTCTGTTAGAGTTCGTGTTAGAATAACCAATAACAATTTGATACTTACCCAACTTTGGATTCTTCATAACCGTGAAGTGTTCAATTTCAGGAAGTGCTGACTTTGCCTTGATGAACTTGTCAATGAATTCCTTTGTAATCTTGATTGACATTTGAAACGGTGGGAGTTGCTTCAACTCTGGTGTTGGTGGGATGACTGCCATATCGGCCAACATATAATTCACGGTTGTTGAGTTGTCATCAATCGTGAGAGCAAATGCCTTTTCTTGTGCAGAGTTCACATTGAAGTTTACATCTGTTCCAAGAACTGAAAGCAACTTTACAAGAAGGTCTGTGTTGTAAACACCAAAGTTAGATGGTTGTCCACTAAACGTGTTCATCTTTACTTCACCAACCACCGACTTATCGTCGGAAATAAAACGTGTTGAAAGGGAACCATTGCAGTTCCAAGCAACCGATTGAATCAAACCATTCAGGTGATACTTACTAATGAAGTTACTCAACCTTGACTTTTCCATAACTACTCCTATACAAAACTTGTTTATTAGAAATCAAAATAATTCGAGATAATACCAGCGGAGATTTTCTTGTTCTCTGCTTGACGATGAATTGGAGCCAGACGCTTTTCAGCAACTTCAATATACTCTGGATTCAACTCACAACCGATATACTTACGACCATGCTTGAGAGCAACAACACCAGTTGTTCCTGCACCAAAGAACGGGTCAATAACAATACCATCTTCTGGTGCACCAGCAAGAACACATGGAACAATAAGTTCTTCTGGATAAACTGCGAAGTGTGCTCCTTCGTAATTCTTTGCTGTCACGTTGACATTCCAAACAGAACGCTTGTTTCGGAAACCATCGTTCTCTGGTGCATTACCTGAATACGAACCTGGCTTCTTCGGGTCTTTCTTTCCACCAATCGGTGAAAGGAACTTCTTGTCCAACTTTGCAACTGAACGTTCGCGGATTGCTTCATAGTCAAAGTAATAATCTGGATTCTTGGTCATCAAGAAAATATACTCGTGGGACTTTGTGCATCTGTCCGTCACAGATTCAGGCATCGGATTTGGCTTTGCCCAAATAATATCTTGACGAAGATACCAACCATCATCTTGCATTGCCATAGCAACACGCCACGGAATACCCATAAGGTTCTTTGGTTTTAGACCTTGAACATTTGTTTTCTTGAATGTTCCGTTTGTAGTTCCAGCATTTGATGATTGTACCTTTGAAGCTTCACCTAAACGAACTACACCATCTGCGTAAGCACCCTTACCACTTCCAGCATAACTATCACCCAAGTTCAACCAAAGAGTTCCGTCATCACGAAGGACACGAC